TTGCACTTGGTGCAGCTAAAGCTGGTGAAGAAAGAGCAGCTAGAGACTTAATGGAAGAACAAGAAAAGAAAAAATACGAAAGAGATTTAGAACTTGCAGTAGCTGTAGAAAAAGCAAAATCTGCTGGGGACAATATTCCAGACATTATGAAACCAGATAAAATACTAGAGCTTAATAACAATGTTAAAAGAGACATAACCGACTTTCAGGGTGGATTAGCTGGTGTTGGATTTGTTGATTATGCAATAGAAATTATTGAAGACGCAGAAGCAAATGACAAACCTGTTGGTGGACTTGGTGGGTTTATAGCAAGTTTAGTTGATAAAGGATACGCTTTTGTTGGTATGGGTAAAGACTTTGATAGTTTATCAGCAGACTCCAAAGTTGCAGAATTAACTAAAGTTGTAAAACAAAAAAATCTACAAGCTATATTAGGTGAATCAGGAAGAACAATATCAGACAAAGATAGAATAATAATAGAAAAAGTCTTTGGTGATTTATCTGCATTTGAAAGTGTCAGTTCAGTTTTAGGTAAACTTAAAGAATCAAGACGTGGATTAGCCGAATCAAATGCTGAAAGATATAGCAACATACAAACCAATAGTGACTTTTTACTAGCACAAGGATCTTATGGACAGCGTTTCTACACAGATATGTTACCAAGTTTAAAATCTATACTAGGAATTGATCCTTATGCTTCTCAATCAGCATCTGCAAGAGCTACTTTTGGAGGTCAACCAATCGGAGCTGGATCACAATCAATTACTGACATTGATCTCTAATGCCAAGATTTAGAGTCAATATAGCTCCAGGTGTGTCGCAGATAATGGACGCACAGACAGAAGACGAAGCAAGAAAAAAAGTAAGAGCAGAAATAGCTAAAGGTGCTGTTTCACCATTTTATGATGAGCTGTACTTTGATTACGAGACTGGTGTCAATTTACAAGATTTAAGACAAAAACTTGGTAGAGCTGAAAAAATGACCGAAGAAAATGAAGTTTTAGATCAACTTTTTGCAAAAGTAAAAAAATCAAAGTCTCCATCTGAACAAGAAGACATAATGGAAAATGCAGTTGGTACTGCTGGTTATGTTAGAAATACTAAAGGTCAAATTGCTTTGACACCTTATGGTTTAGAGTTACTAGGACAACCTGTTCAACAAAGAAATTTACAAGATGGTTCAACTATTAATCTAAATACTATTATTGATGAAAATAGCTTTAACCTTAAAACAGGTGATGCCGCAGACCTAAGTGGCATAGCTGGGCCAGTAGCTTCAACCGTACTAGCATTTATGCCACAAACTAGAATATTAAAAGCATTTACTTCTGCATTTGGCGGAAGAAAACCATTAGCTAATACTTTTGTGGCTGGTGGTGCTTCTGCCATAGGAAAAGGTGGTGAAGAATATTTAGATACTTTAGAGGGATTTCAGTTACAAGATCGTGATGAAATAACAGACTTACTTCAAGAAGAATTTATTATTGGTTCTGTAGGTCAAGGTATATTCGGTGAACTGCCAGCTAAAGTTTATAGGATGTTTTTAGGTAAAAGAGCACCTATAGAAGATCAAAGAATAGTATATCAGTTATCTAGAAATAGAAGCTGGAATGATGTGCAAAAGCTTGATGAGAGTCTTGGTAGAGAAGCATCTGAAAAAGAAATAAAAAAAGCTATGAAAAATGGCACAGTCAAAAAATTTAATTACAAGTATTCTCGTGGTGCTATACCATCACAAACAACTTTGGGTAGAATGTTGCCTGGTAAGTATCAACAATTTGCTGAACAAGTTATTGGTAACAACAGAGATCTTGCTAATGCAGCTACTTTAAGAGCTGAACTAGACTTTATATTATCTGGTATAAAAAAGGAACGAAAAGCACTTAACTCATACATGTCTGAGTCATCAAAAGAGGGACTAGACGAATCAGTAAATGCTGCTCTGCAAAAATTAAGACTTGATGAGCAAGACGTTACCACTGCATTACAAAAATTGCTTAAAGACATAGGAGCTGACGTATTGGAAGTTAGTAACTATGGCAATGTTCCTTCTAGGTTTGCTTTTGGTGAAACACTTAAAGATACTTTAAGTTCAGCAAGAAGTGCAGTTACAAGGGCTAGTGGAGAAAGATACAGGGCGGTAGATCAAAAGTTTTTAGATATAGCAAGTCCAGAAAATGTAACAATTGATGGACGTGGTAATCCAGCATTTACGGGCCCTAAAACAGAAACAGAAGCCAACAAGGCAAGAATTATAAATAAAGCTATTAATGGAGTAATTCTTAAACACGTTAGAGTTGCACAAGATCTCGTTGCCTCATATAAAGACAGTGGTAATTTTTGGAAATTAAAACAACCTGGACAAGAAATATCTGGTGGTCTTGTAGAGCAATTAGATGGAATATTAGCAAATATGTCTAGAAGAGCAAAAGAAGCTGTTGATGGTGATGCTCCGGGTATTAATCTCCAAGAAATTAGAAACGACATTAGCAATATTAGAGACTTTACTACAGAGGTTATTGGATCATCACACGAAAGAAAATTACTCACAGATGTTATGAGAACTCTTGATGATTACAACATGAAAAACGGCGTTAGTCTTAATAATGGCGACAGCATACTTACTGAACTTGCACAAGATGGCAATAAAGTAATATCACAAGCTTTAGCTAACTCAGGATTTAGATTGATGCCTAAAGATGCAAAAGTTATAAAAAGAGCAGTAGAAGATTTAAGAGAAGCTAACAAACTACACTTTGAAAGAATGCAACCATTTGACAGTATAGAAATGGATAAGCTTATTTCTAATGCTAGAAAGGGATCTATAAATGCAGATAAGGTTTATTCAGAAGCAATACTTAAAGGCAGTAATACACAGTTAAATAACATATTCAAAGGTTTGCGTGAATATGACGAATACTTAGATAAAATTGGTAAGACCAAGTTAAATGAGGCTGGTGAAAAGATGACTACAGAAAATTCACTAAAAGCACAACTTAAGAATAGGTTATTTGCAGATGCTTTTCAAAGTGCAACAAAAGATGGTTTAACAGATGTAGACTTTACACAGTTTGCAAGATCAATGTTGAAGTTTGATATGGAAAATGCAGGTAAGTTTGACTCTTTGTTTACTAACTCAGCAACAGGACAACAATCAGGTACACGTGTACTACAGACTATTAATCAATTAAATATGATTAAACCTAATCTAAAACCACAAGCATTAAAAAACTTGGTTAATAACTTTACCGTAAAAAATGCTAGTGAAGGTTTAAATGCTGAAGCACAAGGTAGAGCTTTTATTGAAGGCTTAACAGATTTAGCAAAAGCTTCAGAAGAAAGAGCTAGATTTGAAGCTAATAGAGCTATATCACAATTACCACAAGCAGGTGTAGAAGAAACAGTTAATAAAATATTTAGACCTGGCTCTGCTGAAAACATTAGACTGCTAAAAGAAACATTAAAAGATTCCCCTGAAGTATTTAATAGTATTCAACAAGCTAGTATGCAAAAGCTTTTAGCTAAGTCTATAGACTTTAATGGTAAAGGTAAAATTACCGATTTATTTAAACATCAAAACCTTAAAACATCATTAGATAATTATGGTGACGAAACACTCGAAGCCATGTTTGGTAAAGATATAGCTAAAGGTCTAAGAAACTTCCAAAAAGAAGTAGATGTATTAACTATTGGTGAATCTGGTAGAAGCGGAGGTGCTGGTGGTCTTATCGCTGCTGGTATTGCTGCAAGTATTGTCTTTGCTCCATTATCAACTTTACCCATTTTAACAAGTTTAGCTTTAGTTAGAGCTTTATTTACCAATAGAACTTTTGTAAGTTTAATGGCAAAAACAGATCAAGGGTCTATTGCACAAGCAATAAAATTATTCAACACAGCTGCAAGACAGGCGGGACTAAGATTTGTAGATGGAGAACTGGTGCCATTTGCTGAAGGTGCAAATACTTTAATAGAAAAAGGTTTAGGAACTGGTGCAACGGCTATTGGTATTACAGGTGGAGACGTTTCTGGTGCCACTGACCAAGGTCTTAACATGTTCCAACAACTAAGAAATCAAATTACTGCACCAATTAAACAACTACCACAACTACCAAATGTTCAACCCATTCAATCATCAACAGATCCAATGTCGCAAGAAAGATTAGACTTTGCAGAACAGGTAGCTGGTAGACCTGTAATTTAATTATCTTCAAAGAAGGTAGGATCTACAGCGACAAATCTTTTAGCTGGTCTGCCTTTACCACCGACTTTAATCTCAACTTCTTGTATCTCGCCTGCGTTCTTAAGTCTTTCAATAATCTCTTTCACTTCATAAGACTTCATACTTCTAAATAGTTCGTGTCTGTCTACCTCTCGTTTAGATATACCTTCTCCATTCCTGGATCTAATAAACGATAGTACCTGTTTAATCTTAGACTCGGTTGCACTACTTGCCACCTTATCTCTACATGCTTCTATAAACAATAAGTCATAGTATCTAATAAAATCTACAGCCCATTGTGTTATATCTCCTGTAATCTGTTTAGCGTCCGCATTTGTAGCAAGAGTACATAACAATGCCATACGCATAGCTTTTTCCTTAGAACGGCTTAGAAGTGGTTCTAGGTTGTCTTTTTCTAATATATCTTGTCTCTTAACTATTTCTCGTGCAAAGTCTTGTAAGATCTCTTCTGATTCTCTATCAAATTCTATTACTATTTGATCTAAATCCATCTCTGCATTGTCCCTAGCCAGGTCGCTTAGTTTCCCCCTAGGTCTTCTTATATAGTTTACCCAGTTGACAATAGAGGTTGGTGGCGATTTAAATCTCTTGAGTTCACCCACTCTTCTGGGTTCAGTAGATTCAACAACTACAAAACGGTTTAGGAACCCGTCTGCAATCCTGCCACCATTTAACGCACTGTAAAAATTCTTTGGTACCGATAAGCCAACCAATGTTATAGCTGGTTTATATGTTACACGATTCATCATCATTTCTTTGTATTGTTCTTGTACATTCATAAGTGAGTAGTTGTCCGGTCTTAATACACCATGACAACGACCCCAAGCTTCCATAAGCGTTTGTATGCCATCTTCTTTATTAGTATTACCCGAAGCTCCAATAGCTTCTAATCTCTTACCAAACTCATCCATAATGGTTATCTGTGTAGGTCGCATCTTTAATACTGAATGAACCGCACCACTAGATGTATATCCGTCACCGACTATTAGCTTGTCATAGTCAGATGCATTCAATACACACTCTACAAAAGTCTTGATGTTTTCTTTACCCTGTCCAGACTTTGCAATACCCATAAAGTACATGGACGAAAAATTATTCATATTGGTTCTATAAATACGACCGCATGTGACACTTGCTAATGCCAATGCTCCTATAAGTGATAACTCTGGCTGTGGTACTTGTGCAATCTCTTCACAAAAATTAAACATATCTTTTAGTAAGCCAGGTGGATTAAAGAGATCTTTTGGTTTTTGTATGGATGCTGATGCTTGAATAAACAATGGTGCTATCTGATTTTTTCTATCGTGGGTGCTTTTGACACTTTGAACCACGCTATCTATCTCTGTCTGTGGTAATGGTGGATTGTTATTTTTGTTCCAGTTTTGTAGAAAGATCTTGACAAAATCTGTATTGACATTTTTTGATATAAGGTACCCAGCAATTCTTGCAGCCCCGTCATTTCTTGATCCTTCCATAACACCGTCTAAAGAGAAGGGAGCTGTTTGTACACCTGTTTCTGTTTTGGGTACGCCAGTTATTTTTTGAAACTCTATCTCTGTAAAGTCTGGTAGGTCGTTATGATCAAAGATTTTCCAATCAGGAAAAGTAACAGGTTTGTATACTTGACCGTTAGCGTGTCTATTCCAGGGTGCAATGATTAGACCACCAACTCCTCTAATATCTATCAATCGTTCTATAGGAGTATCGTTAGTTCTTCTTGTAGCAAAGGTCGTATAATTTTGTGGATTGTTATAATAGTAATGCATACCCTTGCCAGTAATTACTTTAAAAGGACATGCAGGCATATTCTTTTCTACCCAGTCCATAGCCTCTGGCGAGTCAGCATCGACAACTACAAACCTACCACATACAAGTGCTACCTGTAAGTTGTCTCTGCCCTTAAACCATGATTCTACAAGGCTTCTATCGGGTCTTGATTGTTTGTATTGCTCCCAACTGCCTAGAAAAGATGGTGGCTTTTTGTTAGATCTCTGAAGAGGTACTACATTATATCCATCATCATAGTAGGCAAGGGCTTGCTCCAAGGATGAATCGTCCTCGGTTATATTTAACTGAAACACACTAAGCTTCTGTTTTTAGGATGTCAGATATAGGCCCGTAAATAGACTCATAATCCAACCTTCCATCAGTTGCTCTTATAATTTGTTTTGCTTGATTAATAGTAGGTTGTCTGTATCCATACCTCCAAGACTTACAAGATGCCTCAGAACAATCGAACTGTATTGCAGCTTCTTTTTGTCCTAAAAATTCTATGTAATCTCTTAGTGAGTATTTCTTTACCTTCCTATCGGTGTGGTTTGGTTTGATTCCCATTGTTTCAAATTCCTTGAGTTTCCTAGTTGCCATAGTCTTAGTTCTAAAATAATAATTTGCTTGCCAGGTATGATTCTCGTTGTTGACCTTATCCATTACTTCTCCTTTTTCAACATATTGTTAAAATAACATTTTACATATTGTATCTATGTGTTATATAATATGCAAGTTAATTTTAAACAAAGGAGTAAGAGAATGGAATTATCAAGTAGAATAGTATCTCCGCAAAAGTTAGTACAGGATCAAGGTGCAAAAATCTTGGTGTATGGAATGGCTGGAGCGGGTAAAACAACTTTAGCAAAAACTACACCAGGGAAAACACTTGTCATAAGTGCTGAAGCTGGTTTGTTATCTATCAAAGATGCAACCAATGTTGATGCTATAGAAGTAAAAGAAGCGTCTGAAGTTATGGAACTACATGATGCTTTGAAGTCTGGCACATTGAAGTATGACACAGTGGTTTTAGATTCAGTATCTGAAATCAGTGAGATCTTACTAGCTTGGGAGAAATCTCGTAGCAAAGATCCTCGCATGGCATACGGTAATGTACAAGAATCCGTAACAAATTTAATGCGTGCATTTAGAGATCTAAATATGCATGTATTGTTTCTATGTAAAGAAGATGTAATAAATGATGACGGCGTACTTAGACATGCACCAAAAATGGTCGGGACTAAGTTGGGCGAATCTATTACATATTTCTTTGACGAAGTTCTTGCCCTAAGAATCATTGAAGATCAAGATGATGAAGGTAAGAACGTCCAAACTAGGTGGCTACAAACTACTTTCGGTCAAGGCTATAAAGCTAAAGATCGTAGTGGCAAACTTGAAAACTTTGAGAAGCCTAATATAAGTGCCCTAATAGAAAAACTAGGGTTTAAATTAACTAATGACAATAAAGGAGAAGCAAATGTCTGATTTTAATGATGTAGAATGGTTTGATAATGTAGAGGAGATGTCTCAAGGTACGCCTTTGGCACCGGATGGGGAGCACAATGCTAAAGTTATAGCAACGGATAAATATAAATCCAAGACTGGTAACTGGACTTTGAAAGTAACATTTCAAATAGGTGGTGGTAAGTATCGTGATCATAGTGAATGGTATAACCTCTGGGCTGCAAGTGAAGACAACAAAAGAATTAGCACTGAGATATTTGCTAGACTTACCAAAGCTGTTGGATTTAAAAAGTATCCTGAAACTCATGCCGACTTTGTTGGTAAAACGCTGGTGTTAAAGCTAGAACAGATTGACGATTCGTTCCAGGGAGACAATGGAGTAGTGAATACTAAGAAGACTAAGGTTAGATTATATTTACCTACTGATGATGGTGGTATGTCACCTCCGAAGGAGATGGAACCTCCCTTTTAATTAAGGGATAAGAGAAAGGGGCTTTATGCCCCTTTTTTAATTCTTGAATGTTGCGTATGCCGACAACAGGAATATAGCTATGACACACAATATTGCTATGTCATTCATAACAAATCCCCTCCCTTAGTTTTCCATACTTTAATTGTGCCATCACTTTGTTGTCTGGTTATTGTTGAGTAAAGCTTTATCATATTGTTTAGAGGTTGTATTCTTCTTATAGCTATAGCTAAAGCATTTGCTTCTGCACGATTTTTACATACAGCACAATCTCCAACTTCCATATCTAAAGCTATTTGAGTGTATTCGCTTCTATGTTTTGTTGGCAAAGCTGCATCTTTTATTATCTTCATAGCTCCTCCAACTCTTTGATCAACCTGTTTATGTACCATGAGGCCTTTTGCAAATCCTGGATATTCGTGCCTTTGTGATCCTCACGCCAAATATATTTAATTGCAGCAGCTTTAAGATAGCCTTTAAACTCTTCTTTAGTCAAAGCTGACTTGATAGCATCAATACATTCTACGGATCCCTTTTTATAATGTGGGGGGTTCACCATGTCTATTGTGTTTTTTTCTTCCATTTTCTTTTAATATTTTTTTCCTCGGTTACGTTTTTAAGTTTAGTTATGTCACTGGTTTTGTCCATTTCTATCAATAAACAAAATCGTTCTGCTTTCTTGTGTTCTAGGGTTTTCTCCAGATTATCAATAGATTTATTAAGATTATTTAAGACAATCTCTGCATAAGCCTTTTTGTTCATTTAATCCTCTCTATAAAAATTACCTGTATCTAACTCAACCACATTAGGAGAGTTATATATTGTTGCTGGTTTACCATTTAATACTTTGTTGTACTCTTCCAGGTAATCACTTAAGTAGTTCCAACCAACTTCCAAGTCGGTATGGTTCATTTTAAATACCTTGTTTGCATAAGGTGGTTTCTTTTCTTGAGCCACAAACACAAAGTCAACAACTTTAAATCCTGCTGCCTCAAAGCCACGTTTATACCAAGCGGCCTGTAGATCATAAGAGTATTTTCTAACAGAGTTTGTAAAACCTCTAACAGAACAATCAATAGTGGTTTTGTAATCTACAAGCACTATGGACTTTTCACCATGAGGTTTGTTCAAGGGATTTAAAACAACATCTGCCCTGGTTTTACACAAGATACCTTGCTCATACCAATACAATGACACTTCGTAGGGTGAATCAAACGACTGTGGGTACTCGTTTTTTGGATTTAGATACACTCTCGCCTCTGGTACTAAGCTGTTTTGCATACTATATATGGTATCTTTTTCCTTTTCGCTGATTACGGCTAAACCTTTTTCTAAGCTTTCTTTCTTTAAGGTTTTGTAAGCATTGGTATAAGGAGAACCTGACAAAGCAACAACATCACTAAAAAAGGCACCCTCGCCCTCAACGATTAATGAATGTGCGGCGGTGCCAAAGTTCATGGCTGATGTAGTCTCAATGACTTCTTCAAAAGAATGCAGTTGACTCTGACTAAACCTTCTTATGTTAGAAGAAGATATGCCAGGACCGTTGTGATAAGCATGATTACTTAAATGGGGAAAGTAAAATGCATTACCTCTTTGTCTATGTGGCAAGTCCTCCAACATATCTGGTAATTTAATTAACATGTCCGGTTGATCTATATCACTCATAATGCCTCCTTCTTTAAATCTTTCATTGCATCCTTAATAAGCAATCTTGCTTCTTTGGTATTAGGTGCACAGTCAAGTGCCATTTGGGTAAAGAATTGTATACCGACAAAAACTGCATGTGGAACATCAAGACCTCCTTTAGAAGCATCTTCGACTACATCTAACAAGTCATAAAAAAACTTATCATGTGCTTTTTCTAATTTTGTTTTACTCATGATGCCTCCTGGTCTTTGTCTTTAGACAATTCATCAACTGCTGATTGCAGTTCTTTGATAGCAACACCACATTGCCAGACAAGGTAATTAATCTTATCCTCTTCTATTTGTTTCTCTAAGTCTTCCTTAGATGGGTTTGTGTAACTGATAACATCTGTCATAATCTCATCAATCAACTTGTTTACATTTGATTTTGGTTTACTCATTTATACTCCTTTGTATTTAATATTGTAATATTATAATAGTTTGTATATAATGTCTAGCATTAAATACATTAAGTAACAAAGAGAGGTAAAAAGATGAGTAAAAGTAACAATCTATATACAATGATGAGGTTGTCTTATGAACAAGCTGTAGACGATTACAACGATAAAAAAGTTGATTCAGTCTTAACAGCATACAAGAAATACCATATTATTAATGTTGGTATGGGTAGCATGGATCCACAGGGAGAACTAATATATTTTTATGACGAGGACAATAGCAGAGAGTCCCTAATATGAAAGTATTAAGTTTATTTGATGGCATGTCTTGTGGTCGCATAGCACTTGATCAGCTTGGCATACCTGTAGAGAAGTATTACGCAAGTGAGATAGATAAGTATGCTATCCAGGTTAGTCAAGCAAACTATCCAGACATAGTACAAGTAGGTGATATATGCAATCTAGATGCAGAAGATTACAAAGATGTAGATCTTATGATAGCTG